AGCCGGGCGCATAACCCCTTTACAGGCCGCTAAAGTCGCGGCCATGAGCTCAAAGTACCCGCCCTGGGTATCCCCCTTCATCCAACACCTGAAGACCACCTGCAACATGGCAGAGAGCTGCCGCGCGGTGGGGATCAGCTACGCCAACATGATGGCCCTGAAGGCCAAGGACGCCGACTTCGAGGCGGCCTGCGATGAGGCGCTCGAGGAGGCCTACGACTACCTCGAGGCCGAGTGCCGTCGGCGTGCGTTTCAGGGCGTTGAAGAGCCCGTCGTGTACCAGGGCAACCTGACCCCTGTCTTCGAGCGCGACGCCAATGGCGAGCTCGTTTACGAGGACTACGACACTGGCCTGCGCGACGACGACGGCGACCCGGTGATGGGCCGACGCATGCGCCAAGCGCGCGACGCCAGCGGCAAGCCGCAATGGCTGACGGTGCGCAAGTACAGCGACCCGATGGCGATGTTCCTGATGAAGGGCTATCGGCGACGCAAGTTCGGCGACAAGCAGGAGATCACCGGCGCCAACGGCGGGCCGCTGTCCACCATCGACGAGACCAAGAAGGCAGCACGCCTCTCGGCGCTCCTGGCTCTCGCCCAACAGCGCAAGGACCAGGCGCTGCCGGCCGACGACGACATCGAGGACCTCGCATGATCTGCGTCGTGGCTTTCCTGGCTGGCGTGTGCTTCGCCCTGGGCGTCGTGCGCTTGGTGGCCTTGCTCACGGACGATGAGCGCTACTTGTGACCCGGGCACGATCCCGTATGCCTGCGTCATTTGCGGCTGGGTGTTTCGCTTCAGGCACGACAACGGCTTCGTGACCTGGCACCGCAATGTGCCGCACCCCTACGACATTCACCAGGACGAAGAGGACAACCCGCAATGAACCCCAAGGACATCGAGGCTCTGATGCCCTACCTGACCAAGGCAGAGCGCGAGGAGCTCGACAACCTGCTCGCTGACGACCTCGCCCAGGTGGCCTGGCGCCCGCTGCCTGGGCCGCAGTCGCTCGCCTACTACAGCGATGCCGATGTCATAGGCTTCGGCGGGGCGGCCGGCGGGGGCAAGACGGACCTGGCATGCGGCAAGTCGCTCACGCAGCACGAGCGGGTGATGATCCTGCGACGCGAGGGCACTGAGCTCACGGCCGTCGTCGACCGGCTGCAAGAGCTCATCGGCCATCGCGATGGCTACAACGGCCAGGAGCGCATCTGGCGCCTGCCCAAGCGGCAGGTAGAGTTCGGCTCAACGCCCAACGCAGGCGACGAGAAGAAGTACCAGGGCCGCCCCCATGACCTGCTGGTGTTCGACGAGGCGGCCAACTTCCTCGAGGCCCAGGTGCGCTTCCTGATGGGCTGGAACCGATCGACCACGCCCGGGCAGAAGTGCCAGACGCTGATGACCTTCAACCCGCCGACCAGTGCCGAGGGCCGGTGGATCGTGCAGTTCTTTGCACCCTGGATCGATCGGCGATTCGCAGGCAAGCGTGCCAAGCCCGGCGAGATACGCTACGTCGGCGTGGTGCCAGGCGAGAACGGCGTCAGCCGCGACATCTGGGTCGATGGCCCTGAGCCATTCGTGATCGTCGACGGCCAACCGTGCTACGACTTCAGCGCATCGCAGTACGCACCGCAGGACATCGTCACGCCGCAGTCGCGCACCTTCATCCCGTCGCGCATCTCGGACAACCCCTTCCTGATGAACACGGGCTACCTGACCGTGCTGCAAGCGCTGCCCGAGCCCTTGAGGAGCCAGATGCTCTACGGCGACTTCGAGGCCGGCATGGAGGACGATCCCTGGCAGGTGATCCCCACGGCCTGGATCGAGCTCGCACAAGCGCGCTGGACCGATCGCTCACCGAAAGGCGAGCAGATGTCGATGGGTGTGGACGTTGCGCGCGGCGGCCGCGACCAGTCGGTGATCGGCAAGCGGCACGCCGGCAACTGGTACGACCGCCTGGTCAAGCTGCCGGGCTCGGCCACGCCCGACGGCCAGACGCTGGTGGGCCAGGTGATCGCGCACCGCCGGGACAGCTCGCCCATCCACATCGACGTGATCGGCGTGGGTGCGTCGCCCTATGACCTGCTGCGCAACGCCAAGCAGCAGGTGGTGGGGATCAACGTGGCCGAGGCCTCGACGGGGACCGATCGCTCGGGGCGGCTGCGGTTCTACAACTTGCGAAGCGAGCTCTGGTGGAAGCTGCGCGAGCAGCTCGACCCGGTCAATGACACTGGCATTGCGCTGCCGCCCGACTCGGAGCTCCTGGCCGACCTGGCTGCGCCGAAGTGGACGATGCAGGGCATGAAGGTCAAGGTCGAGAGCCGCGAGGACATCATCGAACGCATTGGCCGATCGCCTGACACGGCGAGCGCACTGATCCTGGCGCAGCTCGACACGCCCAAGCTGGACATCATCAAACGCGCACAGCGTGCGGATAACAGCGCGGTGCTCGACTACGATCCGCAGGCAAACTTCTAACGGAGCGCTGTCCATGTGCTTTTCCTCACCTTCCATGCCGGCCGTTCCCGACCCGGTAAAACCGCAAGAGGCCAAGATGGCCGAGTCGAGCCCCGGCAGCTATGACCCCTCGGTGAGCGATGCGCGCAAACGCATGCTGCAATCGGGCGGTGCTGCCAGCACGTTGCTGACCGGCCCCTCCGGCGTCGAGAACAGCTCGCTCAACCTCGGTCGGTCCACGCTCCTGGGGGCTTAACCCATGCCCAACCAGATCGACGTCAACCCGCTGACACCGAAGCAGCGCTACATGAAGCGCTGGTCGATGCTGCGCGCCGAGCGTGCGACGTGGATCACCGACTACTACGACCTGATCGATTACATCGCCCCGATGCACGGCCGGTTCTTCTACACCGACGTCAACAAGGGCAACAAGATTCAGCGGCAGAAGAAGGTCTACGACTCGACCGGGCGCCGTGGCTTAACGGTCCTGGCCGCTGGCCTAATGGCCGGCATGACGAGCCCGGCTCGTCCCTGGTTCCGGCTCGCCCTGGGTGACGACGAGCTCATGCAGAACCACGAGGTCAAGGAGTGGCTGCAAGCGGTGACGGACACCATGCGCGAAGTGTTTGCGCGCTCGAACACCTACCGCGTGCTGCACCAGATGTACGTCGAGCTCGGCGCCTTCGGCACCGCGTGCTCCGTCATCCTGCCCGACTACGAGAACGTGATCCACCTCTTCCCGCTGACGGTGGGCGAGTATTGCCTGGCGACCAACCACAAGGGCCAGGTCGACACCGTCTACCGCGAGATGCAGCTCACTGTCGGCCAGTTGGTCGACCAGTTCGGCTTCAACAACGTGAGCCTGTCGGTGCAGCAGCTCTACGAGCGCGGCAACTACGACCAGTGGGTGCTGTGCCAGCAGGCCGTCGAGCCTCGCAAGGGCCGCGACGTGACCAAGCTCGACGCACTCAACATGCGCTGGAAGAGCTGCTACTACGAGGTGGGCGGCAACCCCGACCCCAACAAGATGCTCGGCGAGTCCGGCTTCAAGCGCTTCCCCGCACTGGCTGCGCGCTGGAACGTGACCGGCAACGACGTCTACGGCACGGGCCCCGGCCACGATGCGCTGCCGGACATTCGCCAGCTGCAACACGAGCAGCTGCGCAAGGGCCAGGCGATCGACTACCAGACCAACCCACCCTTGCAGGTGCCCGCATCGCTCAAGGAAGCGGGCGTGAACCGGCTGCCGGGTGGTGTGCAGTACGTCGACAGCGTCGGCCCCGACAACGCGGTGCGCACGATGTTCGACGTGAACCTCGACCTCGGTGCTCTGCGCGAGTCGATCATCGACATCCGCGAGCGCATCAAGGGCCACTTCTACGAGGACCTGTTCCTCATGCTCGCCAATGACACTCGCAGCGGGATCACCGCCACCGAGGTGGCCGAGCGGCACGAGGAGAAGCTCCTCATGCTGGGCCCGGTGCTCGAGCGCTTGCACAACGAGCTGCTCGACCCGTTGATCGATGCCACCTTCGAGCGGCTGATGGAGGCCGGCGTGCTGCCGCCCCCACCGCCGCAGCTGCGTGGCATGGAAGTGAAGGTCGAGTACGTGTCGATGCTGGCTCAAGCCCAGCGCGCTGTGGGCCTTGCAAGCTACGACCGCGCCATCGCCACGGTCGGTGCGCTTGCCAGCGCCAAGGCTGACCCCACCGTGTGGGACAAGCTCGACACCGACAAGATCATCGACGAGTACACCGACGCCCTGGGCGTGCCGCCGCGCATCGTGCGTGGCGACGACGCGGTGCAGGCAATCCGCGCCGATCGCGCGAAGCAACAAGCTGCTGCGCAGGCGATGGCCGCCGCGCAGTCGATGGCCGACACCGCAGCCACCGCAAGCCAGGCCGACCCGGCCAAGCTGCAAGACGTGATGGGTATGTTCTCGGGCTACGGCAGCCCGACGCCCGTCGAGACAGGAGCGCTTTGATGATCAACGTGAAAGCTGCCTCGGACTTCATCGCGCGCCTGCTGCACGGCGTGACGATGGCCCACATGCACCACCTGATGGTGGTGGGGCAGAGCGCGTATGCCAAGCACATGGCGCTGGGCGAGCTCTACGAAGGGCTGCAAGACGCGACCGACGCGCTTGCCGAGTCGCTGATGGGCTGCCAGAACATTGGGCTCGCGTTTAGCCCCGCACAGTTCACGATCGCCGCCAATCCGATTCTCGACGTGCAATCGCTCTACAACTTCGTGGAGACCAACCGCATGGCTGTGGGCACCGAGTCACACATCCAAAATCAGGTGGACGAAATCTGCACGGTCCTATCCACTGCGCTCTTCAAGCTGCGCCGCCTGCAATAAGGAGTAACACATGCCCGACTATCGCTACCTCAACCAACAGAACGCAGCGCCCGCGATGGGTGCTGTGGCTGTCACGCCCAACGACTCGACTGACCTCACCGTCGTGCCCACGCGCTCGCTGTGGATCGGCGGCGCCGGCAACGTCAACGTCGACATGGCCGACGGCACCACGGTGCTCTTCTCTGGCGTCAACGCCGGCACCGTGCTTCCCATCCAGGTCAAGCGCGTTCGCGCAACCAGCACCACCGCCACCTTGATCGTCGCCTTGTACTGACATGCAGCTCTCGGCCATCTCTCTTGCACTGACGCGCCTTGGCTACGTTTCGGGCGGGGGATCGCCGCCCGCGCCCTCGGGCGACACGCTGTTCATGTACAACACGCTGCTGCTGCATGGCGATGGCGCGAACGGCGCGACCAACAACTCGTTCCTGGTGACACCGCCTGGTGGCGTGGGCAGCTACACCGGATTGTTCAACTCCAGCAATATCACCGCTGCGTACAACACAGCGTTAGATATTTCCTCCGGCGACTTCACAATTGAGTTTTGGGTTAATGCACCTGCTCAATCTGGGGGTGCCAATGCAGTTAGAGCAATTGCCTTTTTTGATGGCTCCCCGTTCAACACCGCCGGTATTGGATGGGATATTGTTTTCAATACAACTGGCGCGATTACTTTTGAGTGGTGCAGCGGGACGTCCGTCGCCACAAGTGCAGCCACAGGAACCTCTGCGTGCAACAACACCTGGAACCACGTCGCAGTTACGCGAAGCGGGAGCACTTTCACGATTTATTTGAATGGCGTTTCTCAAGCCACAGGAACGTCAAGCGCAAGTTGCAACACAAACGCAGCGTGGAAAACGTATATCGGAAGCATCTCTGCAAATAATGTCAGCAACATTGTTTCTTCGTACATCAGCAACTTCCGTATGGTCAAGGGCACCGCTGTCTACACCGGCGCGTTCACGCCCCCGACATCTCCGTTGACCGCAATCAGTGGCACCGGCCTGCTCACCTGCCAGAGCGC